GCATCTGATGGTCGAAACAAATAATCTTTTGGTCTAATAATAACAGCACTTTCACCATATAATGCATTGAATAGAATTTTAAATGACTCATCAGTTCCCTTACTCAGATAAAAATCCTTTGCCTGCTTAATAAAAAGAGATTGGTTTATATTTGAACTTAAAGTTCTATTTTCAAGTCCTGGTAATAACTGATATTTTGTTTTAAGTAAAAATTCTTTTAAAAATAAAGAACTTAAATTTTTAATTACTGATCCAGATGTATGTTCTGCAGATTCACTTTCTGAGAAAACTAATTGATCCGGATAATTTTGTTTTGTAAAAGAAGTAATTCCAACAAATCCTCGAACACATCCGGTAAAAGAACTTGAGGTTTTTCCTGTATATGTAATAATTTCATTATCAATTTGTAAAACACCATAAGAATCTGGAAAATCTTCTATTCCAACACCAGTTTGATTTATAATAATATCTGTATCAAAAAATGAAATATCTTGCCCAAGAACTGTAGAATCTGTTTGATTCGTTAATTCATCAATTTTTAAATATCTATCAATATTTTGAATTAAATCTGCAGGAGCCCCCTTAAATTCTTGCGAAATATAGTATTGTGATAAAAATTCAGAAATTAATGGAAATTCTTCTATTACATAATTTGGAAGTTGATTTTTAACAATGTTGCTGAATTGAATTCTTTTTTCTGTCATTTTACACTCTTACCAAATTTCCGTTGTTATAACTTGAAGTTACGATATAGTTTGATGCTGATGGATCTAATCCAGATGAAATCTCATCGATTACCATTTCAAATATACTATTATTAATATCTAGTTGCAAATATAAATCCTGTAACCCAATCACGTCATTTGATTGTGGAGTTGTAGAAATTTGAATTATTGATTGACCATCTTTGATTTTTGCAGATGTAATATTAATTGGATTTAATGTTATGATACCTTTTATGTAATCAATTCTTCCAATACCTCTTTTTATAATCGTTGGATTTGTAGAAGAAATATTTGGAATAGTAAACATAAAAATAGAACCAGTACTTCGATTTGTATCTGGAACGTCAGACATATAAACTAGTTCAGAAATTCCAGATACTCTAAATGCCGTAGATTTGATATTATATCCATTCATACTATTAATATGAAATTGATTTCCAAATCCGATTGAATATTCTGCAAAAGAATTCAAAACTACACGTAAGTCTCTTCTCATTTGAATTCTTGTAATATTTGATGTTACAGCATCGTGACTATCATCAATAATTTTTAAAAATTTACTGTATTTAAATCGAGCACCATATTTGTTAAGTTCTGTAGATTCTGCATATTTAAGAGCATTTGATTGAACAATGCTCGATATGTCAGATGCACTTGGTGCTAAATTTGAATTATAATATACATTCGAAATTACTTCCAAGTAAAGATATTTTAGATCCAAAATTTCAGGAACAATTCCCGCAACCGCATATTGTTTCAATTTTAATTTAATATTTTCCTTAATTAAATTTGGTAAAAAATCTCCTGTTCTTGGTTTAATACTAATAAAAACTTTTCCATACTGTGGAGGAATCAATTCTTCTCCGCCAAAAACGGAAATAGATTCTGTCTCTGGATAAATTTTTGCAGGAATTAAAGTTTCATAATCATTAGATGTAAGTGCCCGATTTTGAGATGCATAAATTCTCGGTGCAAATTTACGAATCGATTCTACTGGTTCAATAGATTCTCCACCCGAGGATATTAAACCTGTTGAAAGTAAAGAAATACCTGAAGTAATGTTATATGTAATTGAGTTTCGAGTATATGAAAGTCTTCCTGAAAATGTAAATTGACTGATTCCATTTCCACTGTCACCATTTGATACGATATAAGAAACCTGAATATAATTCCCATCTTCAAGTGCTTTTCCAAAAACACCATCACCAAAAATTAATTCATATCTTTCATCTTCAATTTCTTGAATATAATAAACTTCTGATTCTGAATTTACACCAAACAAACTATTCTGAAGATTGTACTTAACTGATATTGTAGAGGTTTCATTTGGCCTTACAATTGAAGAAATCAAATCAGTATCAATTCCAGAGTTTGGAAGAATATATCTTTGATTTGGATTTCTAGGATTATATGTAAAATTGCTGGTTAAAAGAACTCCCTCATAAATTTTAATTTCATCAAATGATGCAATATTGTTGAAGACAGGAACTGTAATATCTTCAAGTATTGAAAATACAAATGATTGATTACCAAAGGATCCTGAAGTGCTCGCAATTGGTCCCTTGTGTAATGTAAGTGATACTGGAGGTGGAGTGATGTTCGAAGTATCTACAAAAAAACTAACTGTTGATGTTGCTGCCTTTCTTGACTTTGGAACATATCCAATATTTCTTGCAAGTGAAACAACATTTTCTCTAAGTGTTGCACTATCAATAAAAACTTCATTTGCAACCATATTTGCATTATATGAAGTAATATAGGTGTTGTATGCCAACACATCAAGAATTGTCGAGAGATTAGATCCCTCAAAGTCATAATCCGTAAAGTTGGAATTAGATTTTAAGTAGTTTTTAAGAGTTGTCTTAATCTGGTCAAAATCCAGATTTGTAAAATTGACTAATGGCATTTACCTAATTACCGAGTAGGTTGCAAAACAAATTCAAGTTGCTGAGGCAACACATCTGCACCAATAATTCGATATTGAATTAAAACATCAAATGATGCATTATCATAATCAGGAGTTGTCTGAACATCGATTAATTCAACTCGTGGTTCATAGTTTGTGATTGAATTTCGTATTTCATCTCGAATAATTGATGCAGAAATTTCATCTACATTTTCAAAAAGGGAACTTGAAATTCGAGATCCAAAATTTGAATCAAAGAATTTCTCTCCTGGAAGAGTAAATACAATATTACGAACTGAACGAGCAATTGCAGTTTCATTTTTCAGAGCAATTAAGTCTAGATTCAGGGGATTAACCTGAAAAGACATACTGATGTCTTTGAAACCTTGACTTATCCTTTCTAAAGGCATTTAATGCTCTAAATCTATCTTATTTATTATAGTTTTTTGACTCATATAATGGTTCTGCTCCATATTCCCAATCATCATAGTCATCATCGTTACGAATTTTCTCATGAAGTTCGTTTTGAGTCACAAAATCATGTTTTTTTGGTGTTAAATCGTCATTTGCAATCTCACGAAGCATTTTTGGTGGTTTTACCGTGTAATCTGTGACTAATTTTTCAGTTCCCCACACTTCTTTCATGTAATCATTGTCTCTATCCGAGGGTTGTCCCATTTTTTTGCTCCTGATTGGTTAAATCAGAACTTTTTTCGGGGTTGCTATCCCGCTCTTGTGCAGTTTTCCAAAAATATTCGTCTTCATTACCCATTGCAAGACGTTCATAACTATTTTCAACTTGATAGTACCTTGTAGATACCTTAAAATCTGGTGTTTTAGGGTTTTCTGGTGTTAAACTATTGTCATATATGCGAACACGATTATTTGGATAAAGTGCATATTGACCATTGTTCAATTCTATAAGATTAAATGACTTATGTTCTGCTGGATTTTCACTTGTTGCATAATCAATCATATCAGAGTCTTGATGGTAGTTATCTAGAGTGCAAATATAAGTACCCTTCTGCGGCCCATAGTCTCTTGTATAACATTCATAGTCCATAGAACCAATAAACTGTTTATGAATAGAAACTACACCATAATCCATACAATTCCAGAATTGTAAATTAGATAAACTCATATCAGGGTTAGGAGTTTCTGGTTTAGAAAGAAATGCACTGATAGGAAGTTTATCAAACATTGCTGCATATTCTGGTAAATAAGTCTCAAAATAAAAAGCACGTCCAGGAATTGATTTTGCTGATACCCAAACTCCTTTTACAAATTCACCCCATCCACTTTGATGATCTGTAAGATACTCTTTACGTACCCAAATTTCTTCTGATGGTAGGTTAGTAATTAGACAAGACATATTAATATCGCATGTTTATACTAGTTATCTTTTTTATGTTCTTATGGTTTAATTCAAACTTCCTGCGAGAGACGAGAGCGGCGCTCATAAGTATCTATAAGGTCACACAAGCAATAAAAAGACACCTCATAACGAGATGTCCTGAAAGTTATTTACCCTGCCCTCTACGAGGTTTTCGTGCGTTGTTTCTGCTGGTTGCAGAGTACTTTGTATTTCTTCCATAACCCTGTCGAGTATTTTTGGAATGGGATTCAATACCATCTGATCCACTCAGTGATTTTTTATTTGCTGCCATTTAAACATCCTCAAGTTCAATAAGTTCTGGGTCAATATCTTCTCCTGCATAAAATTGTTCGGAGAGGTCTTGAAGAATCTCACCACAGTCCTCTGCAGTGAGATTTTTGTGTATGATACGTCCTTTATAAAGTAAATTATAAAGTTTTTCTTTCATCAGATCACACGAGTTTTTTCATGTCCGACACGAATGCGCGGATCACACCAGATTTCAAATCCTGCTTCTTTTGCATCGAGACAGAATGAGACATCCTCACCACACATGTCTTGTACTGCACCAGATTCAAAGACTTGCATCTTGGGAGCAAACCAAGGATATTCAAGATTTTCAAAAACTCCTTTCTTAATCAGTACCCAACCAAAACCAGTGTAATCCACTGTGAATGGCTTACGCCTTTTTGAGATACTCTCCACAGTTTCGTGATTCATCACACCACCATTTCTGCGGAAATCATCCTCCTATAACCAGTGTGCCACAGAAGTTGTGACACCATCCTCTGTGGCATACCAACCACCAACGATTTCCTTTTCGTCTCCTTCTGCGGGCAGTGCCATATCGCACAATTGCCAGAACTTGGTAGAATCAAAAACAATATCACTATCAAT